GAAAGAGGAGATTTCTCAGGGGCTCGCGCAGCTAGATGCGTTTTGGGAGACAGTCGGGAAGCTCTGCAAAAAGGCTAAGAAGTACCAGATATTCGGGAACCACGAAGAGAGGATTCCGAAAAGCATTCTAGCGAAAATGCCTGAGATGGAATCTCTGTTTTCCCTAGACGATATTTTCCAGTTCAAGGGAGTCGAGACGATCCCAGCGGACGGGTCTTTGGAACTCGACGGAGTCCTGTACATCCACGGGTATTTTCTTCAGCCGTACCAGCACATGAGGTACTACCTGAAGCCTGTCGTGTTCGGGCACACTCACCGCGCTTGGGTTCTCCACGACAAAATCCACGGGAAGAACCTATCTGAGATGACCTGTGGTTATTTAGGCGACGACTCTTTCATTCCGCTCAAATATACGATGACCAAAATTAATCGATGGACGAAAGGCTATGGACTGATCGAAGGCGGAGAGATGTCTTTTAAGACGTTAAACCCATGAACTTCCGGTAGTCCTTCCGTTCATTCTCCACCACGCCGTACCCCATTGCGATGGTTCCACGGCGGGCGAAAGCGTTCCCCTGCCACTGCGGTTTAGAGAGCATGGCGCGGAGGTAGCCTAGGATAAGAAGCTCCCAGTTCCCGCCAGAATCCTTCTCCCATAGTTTCCCGCACGCTACGGCATTTGAATCGCCGGACTCAATAGCCCATCGGCAAACGAAGTCTTTGGCGTTTTTGATTCCATTTTTGCGCGCGATGAAACTGTCGAGTTCCCCACGGGCGAGTCCCTTCAGGCTTCCTGACTGGACCATGATGTCGAAGAAGAAACAGAACTGTTGGATCGTAAGAGGTTCCGAGTAGAAGGACTTCCCTGCCTGTAGCGTAGCCTTCTCTTTGGCTTGGGCCGCTTCCACCTGGACCGCTTTAAACTCCGGAGAGCCTAGGTATGCCTTCAGTTCAGGCCCCATCGCTCTTAGGTTCCAGTCCGAAACCTCTGAGGTTCCGCTCGTCATCGCCGCGTTCCAGATGTAGATCCAGTATTTAGGACAGTATTTTTTCAGGACATGAAGTTGTGCTCGTCTGATCAAAGGCTGGATAGAGTTCTGTCCGAAGTTCCACTGGAGGATCCCTAGACTTGCGCCCTCTCCATCAAAGTTTCCGGTGATCTGAGTCCAAGGATCCCCTTCGGTTTCGAAGTCTCCGGTGATCTCAAGTGCGGTTCCGAGGGGTGTTCGCTCAGGAGAAAAAGGGGGTAGTTCTTTCGCGGGCTCTTTGGGGCCTTCGAGTTCCGGAGCTTTTGGTCTGAAAAGATTCACGAAGAAATTCTTAATCCGTAAGAAGAACATGCTCATTTTTTCCCCTCGATCTCCGCACGGTTCTTGTCCCGTTGGTTTTGGTAGGAAGCGAGGGTCTTCGCGGGGACCACTCCTTCAGTCTTAAGAGCGTCCACGAAGTCAAAAAAGGCTTTGTCTGCTTTTATGGATAGGCCCCTCTTTTCCAGGAAGTAACCTAAGAGACTCAGGAGCCCCTGAACGATCATGTTTGCCACGGTTAATCCTCCCGAATCAGAATGCCTTCGTACCCTAAAGTGGTTAACCTGTGCTCGCGGTGATCTCCACCTTTTTCCATGAAGTTCAAAACGCACTGACCTTTTGGCATCGTGAATCGGTAGGTCTTTAGGTCAGCCGGGCGAGGAATTTCGCAGCCTTCAGGAGGGTTCGCGATAGTATCCACGGCGAAGTATATCTCCTGAATGAGTCCCGCTCTACTTTGGCAAATAGAAACTCCGCTGCTTTGAATCGTAGATCCATTACACTTGAGCCGAGCCGGGAGCTTAGCGTCATCGGTTTCGAAGTCGATGAGCGCCCAGGAGTTCCGACCCTTCTCGCGCTCATAGCCGCCAAGCTGCACCTGGCATCCTCCCTGATCTTCAAGACCAGGAACTTGTGTGTAGCCGAGTTGAACCTTCTTCGCGTTCCCAAAGATCCCCCCTTCTCCAGCCTTCTCGCGAGTGATCTCCCGGTGACAGGACTGAAGGGTGAACAGGTCGAGCTTCCCGCGCGCTTCGATTTCGAACCAGTAGTCTTTTGATTTTGGAACGACAAGCGTCCCTTGGGCCTTCAGATCGTTGATCTCGATCAGCATATCCCTTTTGTAGAATACATCAGGGTTCACGCTTTGATTGATGGATCCGCAGCTTATCCCGAAGGAAGCGAGGAGTGTGATCGCGAACACCCCTCGCTTCCCGTGCGGTTGATCGGCATCCGTGCCTCTCGGCATTACTTTACCAGAGCGCCCACGAGTTCGCCCATACGGAATCCAGCGGTGCTATAAACCACTTCTTTGTTGGCTTCGAGTTCGCCCTTGATCTGTTCCATGCCGCCGATCGCTTGGATCAAATTAGGAAGGTTCTCGGAAACGAGAGCGCCGATGTCTTTTCCTTCTTTGATGTCCTTCGCGAGTTCGATCATGAGGACCAGGCAGTCATCGAGTTCTTTTGCGTATTGAACGGATTTTTCTTGGATCATCTTATTCTCCAGGGTTTCAGCGAGTTTGTCGCTCGCCCTTTGGTTTTGCTTCTTAGTAGTCCACCACCTAAACACCGTGTTTGCAAGCCATAGAGCTGCGATCAGCGCCCCCCACTGATTAGAAGCGGGGAACAGTTCCATTCACTTGTTCCAGCCTTCTGTTTTTACAAACAGGTAGACCAGGGCAGCGAGTATAACGGACAAGAAAGAGAAAAAAGAAAACTGCCCGAATTGAGCAAGTTTCTCGTCTAACCACTCTTTCAGCGCCTCTTTCAGAACCTCCTTCAGCTCGTTCTTGTCCACAAGAAATCCTCCGGGTTAGATGTCGCTGACGATAATATCGAAGTAAGGATTCGAACTGATATACGTCCCGGTGTCGTCTGTTCCTGTGTCCGGGGTATCCGTGTAAGTAGAAGCCATCGGAACGCAAATAGACGCGACGCCCGTCGTAGGGTCGTAAGACTTTCGGTAGCCCGAAATGGTGATCGTCGTCCGAAGATGGGGGTCGGTATTCATGTGCCCGGTGAAGCCCGTGGTGGAGTAGAACTCCCACTGGATGCGCTTCCTTTTTCCAACGAAGATGTCGTAGCGGGTCGGCTGGTTATTGCTATTCACCGTGCCCCACCCAGTGCCCCGGTAGAGGAGAACACCGTTCGCGCTGGAGGGCGCTGTGCCGGGAGATCCGTTGGTCTCGGTGTAAGTGCTAGCGCTCACCTGACGGAGAAAAGAGCGGTACTCGCCAAGGGCCGTTGGCGCGCTTCCCGTCACCCGTGTAGCGAGGTACTGCGAAATACGGAAAGAAGAAGGAGTATAAAACCTCCAGTTGGTTCCATCAGATCGGATATGAAGAACCTGCGCGGGAGATGCGAGCGTCACCACGCGACCATCCACAGTAGCGGAAATGGAAATAGCGTTCAGGGAAGCGTCGGTTTTCTTGATTAGAAATACTTTCCCGCTAACGGACGAAGCGGCTGGGATCGTGAGCGTAAACGTCCCTGATGTAGCGTCCGCGCAAACCACTTCATCAAGTGCGGTGAGCGTATAGTTCGCGGTCTTCGTGACGATAGAGGGGTACGCCCACTTCATCCCAAAAGTTTGAGCGGAATCAGCAACAAGGGCCTGCCCGTCTGATCCGATTCCGAAACGAGCGGTAGAAGAGGAATAAGCGAGGAGATCCCCTTTAGTGGTAAGGGGGAACGTCACCACGGTCCCGATGGAATTAAGAGAAGCGATCTCGATCCCTGTCCCGGTGGAGTTGATTTTAAACACCGCGTCTGCGGTTAGGACAGAAGGAAGCCTAGTATCAAATGAGCTAGATACACCGTCGGTCAAGCGAACTGAGCGGTCGATCCGGTCATTTAACCGCTGGGAGATCATGACTCCCTTGTCGAACGCTTGTTCTACCGATTCCGCCGGAAGTGCGTCGTTATTCACGAGATCCAAAGACTGAAGACGAGACGGGTCTCGATATATGGTAAGGGATTCACCGCTTGCAGGCGCAGTAAGCATCGTAACTGTTCCGCCCGCGTCTACTCCGGCTCCGCTCACTGTGTAGTGAGTCGTTATCGTTTTCGTCACTTCGTTTCCACTAGAATCCCGGAGGACCACCACGAGGTCGCCGTTCGCCAAAAAGTAGTAAGGGAAAGAGAACGCGGTCGTGACCCCGTTTCCTGAATAAGCGATTCTGTTCGTCGTAGTGGCTAGAGTCATGGCGTACCTTCCTTAATTGTATATTCAAAAACCGCCCGTTGGAATGACACTGGACGGCGGGATTAAAAATTCCTTGTTCTGTTCTTGTTTTAATCGTTCTTCCATTCTTTGCAGATACCCAGGACTCAGCATCTCGTTGGCTCTGTACATAATCAGATAGTTGAAAGCCGTTCTAGCGAGCGGCCCTGGGGCTACGGCGGGGAGCGTATTTCTCATTACGAAGCTACCGGCTCGATTGACGAACTTCTCCCACTTGGAGTCCATCTCCCCGCTCATCACGTCTTTCTTGTAGTCGAAAACCATGTTCGTAATATCTGACAGACGGGTATATGACGGTCCTAGGAACGTCTCTAAAGCGGAGTGCCCGTACCGAGTCTTGGCTTCTCCGAGAGCAATGTCTCCGGCAAAGCCTAGCGCTCCGCTTCTCAGCATCCCGGAGATCACGATCTTCGAATAGTCATCAGCGCTCTCCGGAGCCGAGATCGTCTTTCCTCTAGCGAGTTCGTTTAGGTACGAAATGAGAATCCCAGAAGTGGTTCCGAACACGATCATGTTCGCAGCACCCGCAGCACCAGACTTGTTTTTCAGCGTCGCCATATCACTCAGCGCTTGCGGAAGAGACACAGCTTGGTCTGTGTACCCGTACAGTTCTCTACCAAAGTGGCGAAACATGTAAGAGAACGTGAACCCTTTGTAGGTCGTTGCGTGCCGAGCTACTTCTCCAGGGAGCGTTCCTTTTTTAAGACCCATGTTTAGGACTGCTTGTTCTCTGTAGCCCGGAGTGGAAGCCGCGTCGTGCGCTAGGTCGTAGAAATGAGCGTGGTACTTGTCTGCCAGGGAAGTGCGCGCTTCTTCTAGTATCTGTGTCCTTCTCTTTGCGAGTTCATTCTCGCCTACGCCCAAGCTATTCAGGTTCTCTAGTTTCGCTTTTACGAGCCCTTGGCTCTCGAACTGTTCAAGAGGAATGTCTCTCACGGCAGACAGGGACATCACTTCGCTTCCGAAGACTTTATCCACTCCCTTGTTCAAACGAATCAGATCCCAATCGGCAGCCGTGATGCCGGACTGTTTCAGGGAAGAGGCTAACCCTTCGGGTAAGTTCTCGAAGGATGTCCCCGCCTGGAGGAGATGAAAACGCGCCTGGTGAGTCACCGCACCTAGTCGTACAGCGTCCACCCATCGATTCATTCCGCTGTACTTAGCCTGCATCTTAGCAAGTTTGTCGGCCACACCCACCACGCCCCCGTGGTCTGCCGTGTGGATATAAGCGTTCATCACTTCCGACGCTAGGGCGTAAGAAGACATCGCGTGCGCTATTTCTTCTCTCGACGCTTTAACTGCCCGAGCAAAGTCCGAAGCTACGGACGCGATCTTCCCAGCCATGAAAGTGTCCCGACCGGAAGCGTAGTTAAGCCTAGACGCTGTCGTGATCGTATCCGCGAGAGAGGACACTGCGGCGAAAGGGAGATCGATCACGCGACCCATTGTCCTAATGAGAGCGCTCGCCTTAGCCGTAGTTCCGTTTACAGCGATATTCACTTCACCCGTAATCTGGGGCCAGATTTTCTTCTGTACCGTGTCCCAAGTCTTTTGGAGATCCGCCTGTTTCGCACCGATCTCAGCCGCGTTAGATCCGTCAGCCTTCACTTGGTTCCTGAGATCCTTCATCGTTTGCTGAATCGCCGCTTCCATGTTCCCGATGGGATTCGGCCCCATCTCTTTCATGATCGCGGTATCACGAGCGGTGAACTGGATTTCGCTCATTATGTTCTCTAGGAGGTTACTGCTTTTTGCGTACTTCTCCATCATGCGCATTTCGTCTTTTGCGCTTTTGAAAAAGAACTGTCTTTCCTTGGAACCTCTTCGCGCCACGGAGGGGCCACTTCCGCGCTGAGGAGCGCTTTCCTCGAAACGTAAATGCACTCCGTTTGACCTTTCGACGAACACTTCAGCGAGCACCTTGTCGATCGACGCGGTGTCCTTGCCTGGGAAGGTCATGTCTAAATCAAGGGCTGATTTAAAATCATTAATGAACGCCTGGACGTGGGCTTTGTCGCCAGCGGGAATCGCGCCCCCAGCGGCTTTCCTGATCTTCAGGTCATCCCAAGATTTCTTGGAAATACGACCCCAGAGTTTCCCTTGATCGCCGCCTACGGCGTTATGCTCCAAGCGGCCCGCCTCCAAGTGGTCCAGCGAAACTGTAGCCATCTTCCGCACGTTCTCCGGGAACTTAGCGAAAGCGTCGAGATCGGGCTTCTCTTGGTTCAGAACGTGAATAGCTTCTGCCACTTCACCGTTAAACTTCTTGGACACGAAGTCCTCTAGGACTCCTTTTTTAAGGAGATCCGTAAAGAAAGCTGTGGATCGACGCTCCACATGGGATCCCACTTTGGCCTGAAGACTATCCCTCGCGCCCTTCTTATCGACCATGCTCGACACAAAGCGCGCGAATACGCCTTTGCCCGGAGCCTCTTTCCACTGGTTTAGGCTCTCGATCTCTTTGAATACTGTTTTCAGATTCCGAAGAGAGTTTCGTTGCTGAACAAGGGCGCTGTGCTTTTCCGCTTCCCTGATCCGCGCGACTGCCGCCTGGACTCGTTCCGTGTTCTCTCCCGAGAAGCGGATCTTTCCCTGTTCGTCGATGACCTCTTTCAAGGATCGCACGACCTGTCTCTTCTCGTCAGTGGACAAAGACTCTCGACCGAGGAGTTTCGCGGCTTCTAGGAAGCATGGTTCTAAACTCACACAGCACCCACTTCCAGGCAGCGACCAACGGACTCTAGGACTTTATCCATCTCTACGGACTTTTTTACCCCTTCAGCGGCATCGTTTGCCCCATCAAACAGAGGAGAATCGTCTTCGATCCCGAGTCTCTTAGCGTCCAGTTTAACATCCTGTTGAAGTGCTGCGACTTCTTCCTTCACTTTCTTACTCGCGGAACTTAGCTCGCCGGGCTTCTCCGCTGGAACGAAAGCGGGCTCTTTCGCTTCGGCTAAGACCTTGTTCACCTCGTCGAGAGCGCGGGTGTCCATGAGGGAAGCGCCAGGCTCATACATAAGTTCTTTTGGGACTCCAGGCTGAGGGCTCTCGCCTGCGAAAGAGATCCCCTGTCCTTCTGGGGCGAAGGAATCCAAGATTTCCATCGGGAGGGGTTCCTGCGAAAAGGATTCTCCGCGCTGCAAAACGCCCACTTCCTCGACCGGGTACTTGGCGTTTCTGTCTTCGAAAACAGCGAATCGACTCTCTGGATTTTTGTCGAACAGCTCTTGGAGCGTATATGTTTCGCCGTCCTTCAGTAGAACGACCCCGTCCACCACGGAGTCCACTTCGCGCGCTTTACCTTCTATGTCGATCGTTACTTGTTTCTTGGAGTCGAGAGCTTCCGTAGTTCTCGTTTCTACGTTTTCAATCGAAGACAGGTTCACCCGCTGGGGAGGAGCATCCACTCGGTCCACGGTGAAGTCCACAGATCCGCTGTTAAACGCCTCGTGGCTTACCGCGTGCTCCGCTCCGTACACGTCGGTTACAACGTATCCGCGCTTCCCTACGTATTCGATTTTCGCCGGGATGATCTCTTTACCCGCGACTGCGATCTTCGCTGGGAGCCCGATGTCCATCGCTTGCTGCACTTCAGACATGCCTAGCTTTAGCCCCGAGAACTCTGTTTTGCTTTTCGAGAGTCCGGGGAGAGAGTCTTCCCTAATCACGCCTGAATCGGAGGCCACCAGGTCTACATGCCTCTGGAGTTCGTCCAGTCGCCTCGTGATCTCAGGCGCAGAGGGAGGGGGCTCCGACGGTATCGCTGGAGAAGAGTCCCCTGCTTTCTTAGGCTCCGGTCCAATCCACGCGCCGAAGGTAGCGTGAGCGAAAGAACCCATCGCCATTCCAAAAGCGATGTTCGTCATGCTCTCCATAGCACCGTAGTCTTTGTACATCTCGCTTTGAAGATGGTAGCGAAGCGGCTCGGCGACCAACGCACCAGCGGCACCTTCCGCAGCCCCGACGCCCGCTCGCACAGCCGTACGGCCAAGGATTCCGCTCGCTTCTCCGAGGAGTTCTGCGTACTTCGCAGACCGGATCACAGGCACGAAACCAAGAGCAAGCTCCGCTGGATCGGTGAGCCCCGAGACTAATGAGCCCGCGAAATTCACTCCCCAATACTGGGACCGCGAGAGACGTTCTTCACGGAGATCCCGGTTCTGTTTGTTCTCTATGAGATAGTCTAGAGCGCCCGTGGTCAGGCCCTCTTCAGGGATCTGGATGTCAGAGACCCCTTTTTCTTTTAGGATCCCCTGCGCTTCCTCTCGGTTTAGTTTCTTACCGGGGAGAGGATGAAAAAGCATTCGAGCTTGTTCCCGCATGAAGTTAAGGGGAGCCGGAAGCCAACGGCCTCCTTCCTGTTGGGGTGCGAAGATGTCCCTGGACCGCGCGTACTCTACGGCAGTGTCCCCGATAGTGTTATCGGACATCGGACTCAGTGCCTCGACCAGAGTTTCCCCACGCGTGAGAGACAATTCCTGAAGGTACTGAGTCCTTTCGTACTCGTCTGCGGATAAGATCATCGCGCCACTTCCGGCATATTATACACAGGCGCTTCCGCAGAGTTTTGCTGAATCGTCGGGTTGATTCTACTTTCCTCCAGGCCCTTCTGACCCACTTCGCTCCACAAGAAGGCCAGGGGTTTGATCGCGCCGTTCTTGTGTACTAGAACCTGGTTCCCCGCTCTATCGAGCACGCGAACACCTTTGTCTCCCCAAGGGACTAGAGTGTGCCCGCCCGGATTCTGCAAAAGCTGCTTGTACTCGTCTTCCACCTTTTTAGGGTCTTGTCGAATACCGGAAGCATCCAACGGAGCAACTACGTCAGCGCCCCCGATGATGTCTCGCACCATCCTTTGCCGAAAATAATTAAGTTCGACCCCTCCGATCCCTGAGTCTTTCGGAATCAGAAGACCCTGTTCTGGAGTGTAGTGGTCGTAGACCAAGGACTGAACGTAATCGTCGGCAGTTTTCGCGGAGAAGGAACTTGGGAATAGTGCTCGGTGCTGAAGTACCTTCGTGATCGCTTCGCGGTAAGTGCGAACATTCGCTTCTCCTGCACTCCCCCCGTGAGAAGAAAACTCTGCGTAGGGTTTCAGAGCTTTATCGACTTGGGCTTGTATTTCTTTTTTCTTCGAATCAGGAAGAGTTGCTAAGTCTTTATCACTCAGCGTGCTGGCCTTCACGAAGTCTCTCGCGTCGCCGATCTTTAACGGATTATCCACGAGAAGAGATGCGACCACTAGGTTGTCATCTAGCTTCGCGGCCTTCAGACTTCCCGCCGCTCTCTGCCAGAGCGGTCCCCACGACTGAGCTTCTTTCTGTAGTTCAGCTACGACGCCGTCCACGGCTTCTGGACTCTTTCCGAGAGAGTCCACGCGCGTTTTTATTTCGGCGAGTCTTTCCGCAGGGATGATGTTGTATGAACTATAACCGAGCCTTCGCGCCGTCGTGTCGAGCGCCAGGGTGTACTCTTTCGCCGCCCGCTGTTTGTCGAACGCCGTGGCGTTCGGATCATTTGAGGCTTTTTTAAAATTGTCGTAAAGAGCTTCGGTGTGCCCGTCTCGGCTCATGACGAAACCGGCGTTGTTCGCTTTGAATGCCTCGTCTCTCATGCTAGCCGCAGAAACCAGGTGGTTATAGCTCTCGTAGGCGATTGCCTTTTCGTGCTCCGATTTATCTTCGATAGACTTACGGAACGTAAACGGGTCGATCTTCGCCTTTACCGTTTCGAAGTTCCCGTTGAAAGCCTGATCAGTGAAGTATTGTTTTGTTTTTGTTTCTTCGTAGACTCGCACCAGTTTTTTCTTCGCTTCAGCATCGACAGGGAGAGAGTTGATCATCGGAAGCGTTACACTCCCGCTGTCCTTTCCGCTCGACGCCGTAACTATGGACCAGTCTTTTATCTTCTCCTGAAACGCTACGACTTTCTTTTCTTGTAGAGTCTTTTTGAGCTGCATCAGCTCGTTATCTATTTCGGCGTGCTTGGCAGGACTCATCCCCTTTTTCCACCGGGCGTCGTCGCTACGAAGTTCTGCGAGCTTCGCGTCCACCTGCGCTTCCGTTGTATTAGGATTAGCTTTCATTCGATCGGCGACTCCGTCCATCGCGGAGTCGTGCAGAACCATCGATCGGTCCATGTTGTATTTTTCGGCTTCGTTTGGATCGCGTACAGTGCTGCGGATCGAGTTGACGATTTCGTCTTTTTTCTCAAGCGCTCTATCTAAGAAACTATCGTCCTGCCGTACCTGGTTTTGTATCTCTGTGTCGTTCTTCTTTACAGCGAGCGCGAAGCCTTCTTTGAAGTTCTTGTACTCATACTCCATCGCAGACAGGGTGAGCGAAGAGGCCGACTGGTTTAGAGCTTGGGACAAGTAGTCTGAAGCAGCTTTCGAAGAGTTCTCTTTGCTGAAGGAGTCTACAAGATTGGAATTTTCGCTAGTGTAGGTCTCGTGGTATTTAGCCGAATCTCCCTTAGCGATACTGTCTCTGTTTTCGATGAGGGACTTTCGTCTTTCTAATTCGATTCTAGTCGCGAGAGTTTGAGCCTCTAGCTTTGCTCTTTGGTCTTCGTAGTCCTGGAGTTTGCTCGACACGCTCTGGACGGTTCCGCCGAACTCTTGCATGGCCTTGCCGACGCCAGAGCCGAAATCTTCTCCGGTAGCGCGGGATGGGTTGATCCCCCCTCCACCAGACTGCCTAGGACTGTACTCAGGGATTCTTGCCATCGTTACGTCCTTTTCGCCGCCATGTAAGAGTTAGCCCCGCCGCCGAGGGCGCTTGACGCAAGCTGGAGAGGTCTCGCCCGTTTAATCGCGTCCGCTTTTCCGCCCGCCATTCCTGCTTCTCTGCGATACTGACCGGCCCTAAAGAGCCCTTCGTTTCGGAGCTGGAGAGCGTCGTACTCAGCCTGCCCTGCGGTCTCAGCCATCACGTCGATCGGAGACCCTTCCTGGGTGACACCAGAAGCTCCGTAGGCTGTGCGCTGATCGCCCATGAACTTCTTAGTCTGCTTCCTGAACATGGCCTCTTGCGAAGCGGTCTGACGTTCGGTTTCGAACGCAGCCCACAGGTTCGACTCTCGGTTATACCGGGCGGCGGCCTCGTCCGCGTTCGACGAGTTTAGAGTTCCGATGAGGCTCATCCCGGCTCCAGCTATCATCATCATCGTTAGCGGATCCACGGCTCTACCCCCTATCCTGTGTGACCATCTGAGGCATCAACGCTACGATCGTTCCCGGCGTAGGTTGGTCCTGCCTCAAACAGACTTGGTTATCAAAATCGTAATTCGACTGTAGGGATTGTGATTTGATCCCCGAGAAAAGAGGAACGGCCTGACTCATGTCGTCCCCCGTGGTACGGAAAATCACCGGATCTAGATTGTCGAAGTCAGACCCGATGTTCAGTCCCAGGGTTCGCTCTAACTGCATCCCCAAGCGGTGAGTTCTTCTCGTCTTCCCGGCAGCGGTTCCGTCAGTAGCTCCGGCCTCAGCCCTAAGTGTTTTCACGTCGCTATTGTACGCGAGACCCGCCTGCACGCGAGCGCTCGGCGTCGATAGGCTCACCGCTCCGGCAGTGACTACTTGTGGGACTAGAACCGCTCCGTCGCCTAGGATCGATACCGTTTGCCCTTCCAAGTGGCTGAGACCCGACACAGAAGAAAACACTTCCCTAGCTTCGCCTAGAAACCCGGCAGACAAGGCGGAGGCGTCTTGTCCATCGAGAGAGAAAGTGGTTCCGCTCAGGACAGTAACCACAAAATTCTGATCGTTGTATTCGGTCATCGTCGTCACATACTGGATGCGAACCGTATCCCCCGTAGTGAACCCGTGGGCCGAGGCGGTCGTCACAACAGGTGGATTCGCCGCTGTGATCCCCACTATGTTGATGGGGTTGTCGAGCGTAAGACCAGAGTCTACGAAAAAGGCATCCTCGGCGTCTGTGCTGTTCATGAAGAAATCGTTCATGTACTCGATGTAATACTTACGCGATCCGTTGATCGTTCTTTCCACGCCTAACCACAGCTCCTCGGAAGATCCATCAGACTTAGGAATCACTGCGATCGTTCGCACCTGAGCACCTGGGTACTCCCGGTAAGTTCCGCCTGGTTCGGTAACTCCGATTCCGCCCAGGACGTGCTTGTGCCATCCGGCTTTTAGCTCGTCTGGATTCTTATAGTAAGTGAGCCCGATCAAAACTCCGTCATCCCTCACACACCAGACGATCGGGTATGGTTCGCGCTGGAAAGCCACTGCAACGATTCCGCTCTCTGTAATGTGGGACGCGATTAGGTTCAGATCCTGCGCAGAAAAAGAGTCTTGGGAGAAGAAGTAGTCGAACTCGATCAGTTTCAGTTTCGCGGACTGAACAAACATCAGAGCTTTCCCTACCGAAACCGCTCGCGTATTCGCACTTCCGAAATTTGAAACACGTTTCGCGTTAACGCTCGTGGGCGTAATCGCCTCTCCTCTCGAAGAGGGAGACAGAACCCACTCGCTCGATACGGTGCCTGCTACGAGTCCCTTACCTTGCGAGGAGATCCACCTAACGGCGTCCACGTCGCTCGCATTCAGAGTGAAACTCCATGAGTTTGAACTGGTAATGGTGCCGGGTACGTCAGAAGGGTCGAAGGTTTCGTATTTACCGACGTTACTCGCGACGATTTGCTGTGGGTTACTCGGCACTCCCGCGAAAACGAGACGGTCTTCATGAAACACGACAGAAGAAGGGTAGTTTCCTGAATAGAAGAGTCCTAGCTGCCAGCGGGAAGTAGCTGTAGCCGACGTATACGCGGACTGCACGGTCACGTTCACCTGGGTCGTGCTGATGTAGGGAGCGGTGATGATGCCCCACCCATAACTACTACCGATCGACATGCGAATAAAACGCCCGATGTCCGTTGTTTGAAATCCGGTGTTCCCGTTGATTCCAGTAGTGGAAGACGCGGTAACCGTAATAGCTCCGGTAGTTCCAGAGGGAGTGAGCGTCGTGCTCGTGGTGTTCTCGGATAACCAAGGGCCGTTCAGGAAAGTAATGTCCGATATTGTGAAAGTAGGAGTCGCGGCGGTCCTAGAAACCTTCTTCGGGGCCATGCTCGGGTGAACGAGATAGAGAACATCAGCGCTCTGAACGAACTGCATCGCTTCGACGTATGTGTCGGGGATGGTAGTAACGACTTCGTACGGACCCGTTACTTGCGCGCGGTTTCGGTAAACCCGGAAATACAGATCCCCAAACTCCAGAACGTAGGCTTGCTCGGTGGAGTATTGGAAAGGAACAAGGCGCTTCGTAACCGCTCCCCCGCTGTTTTTCGCGGCAGCCACAAAAACAGTTCCGGGCCTTCTGGTCAGAGGGCCTTGAACCAACGGAATGTAGTTTTTACAAGTATCTACCCCTGACTTATAGCGCGGAGAATCCACTCGGCCCTTAAATAGAGGGCCTACTTCTCCGAAACTGAAATCATTCTGGATGGGAGATACCTTTGCCATCTACCGCCTCACCGTAATCCATTCGTCTTCTGGCGGCTGTTGAGCTGCGTTCTCGATCGCATTTCTCTTCCTAGCTCTCGCAATAGCCATTTTGTAATCAGAAGCCATCTCTGCCTTTTTGGAATTAGACTGAGTAAGTTCTTCGCACATTTCATAAGCCATCCGAGACGCCAGGGCTTCTACGAAAAGAGCGTCGAACAGCCCGGTGTCGGTGACATCCGAAATGTACCGAATATAGAGAGGATCGGCATAGTCCGTGTATATCTTCCGCCCTTCGATCTCGTAGTCTCTCGTTAGGTCGTTGTCTTCCGGGTAGTCGTTTATGAGACAAAGAAAATCGGACGGAAGTTCAAATGCGGAGGCTCTACCCCAGTCGGGGGCAGTCGCGTCCGCCGCGAGAGTCGCCCGCGATTTAGAAAAGTTCCAGGCGTTGTCGCGAAGCTCTGCTCTCCGCAGAAGATCGTAGCAAGCGTTCGCAGACCTAGCGTTCACCGAGTTATCCGATAGCGAGACGATTCTCTCCGCTCCGAGTTTCTGAAGTGCTCGATTCGCGATGTCTACTTCGCTTGCCATTAGCTCTCCTTGCCCGGCTCATCTAGTTTTTTAGGAGCCGGAAATAGAACCTGATTTAGAGTAGCGAGCGCGTGATCCACGCGGATATGTTCCTTCTTAGGGAGAGCGGCCATCTCCGCAGCACTCGCCACAAGCTGAAACGCTTCTCGGATCTCCTGAACAGTTTTACTCATGAGAGCACCTGCACGATTCCGTAGATTAGGGCAGCTCCAGCGGCGGCCCCTGCCGCGATTTTTACCGCCATATTTGATTCCTCTTTCACAGGAGCGGGCTCCGGTTGTTTTTCGGGTTCGATCATCCGCATAGGTTCTTCCTCTTTTTTAGGTTCCGGTTCGGGCTCTGGTTCCGGTTCTTCTTCTTTCGGAAAAAAAGCGTTTGGCATTCTAGCGCCGAGAACAAAACTGTCCCCGATCGGAGAAGCCGACGATCCGTCGAAAAACGGTAAACGCATGAGAATAGCGCCGACCGCCATCTCGAGATTCCCGATCTCTTCCATTGTAATAAACCCCGAATCAAGCCTGATCGGGAACTGCTTTAAAACGATCGGCTTCGTCTTCGTGTCATCCATGAATCCACCCATGTTGAAAATCAAAATGCCTTTGTCCCCGTTGAACATGACCGACATGATCTTCCACTTTGTGGCGACATTCCCTGTCCCATCATCTACGTCGTAAACTTTGTCGATCCACTGGGCCATTGATTAGATCCTCTCGTACGAGAAATTGAACCATCTCGTTTTGTTCGTAACATCGACGGGAGTGAAGTTGAATTCCACAGTATCGCTTGCAGCGTCCGCGAAGATAACTCCAGTTTCGTTCAGCCCTTCGGTTGTGAAGTTACCAGAGGCGTCGTTTTTACCGCCTAGGTTTGATGCAATCGGAAGGCTCATCCGAAGCTGTGTCAGGGTCAGCGTGGTGGTTGGATCGATGTCCACTCTTCCAGAGCAGAACACCCTTTTCCCGTGGGTCATAAATCGGCACTCATATGCCGTGCTCGCGGCTACGTTTGCGGTGTTCGTAAGCGTCGGCGTCCAGACTCCGTCATCTGAAACGTCCGCGATGAATCTCCACTTGCTCGAGCCCGTGTCATAGTGAACTTCGCAGCCTTGCTCCGGCATCAAATAGAACGGAAGGCCGTTAGGAGTACGGATCTGATCTGCGGCTGAAGCCGATCCATTTAGATGATTTATGGTGATGATGTTCGTGGACTTGTTCCGAATGACGAACCTGGACCCGGCCCTTCCGACGGTAGAATATGTGCTTTCCGGTGCAGTGATCCCGTTGATTACTGTTACGGTGCCCGTGATGTTCGCCCCACCAACGATGCCGTCACAAAGAGCGTTCTGTGTAGCCGTGGTGGAGACCGTGGTCAGGGACTGGCCTAGGCGTTTAAAAAGGCACGGCTGCGGGTTGTACTGCCCAACAACGGAATAAATAGATCCGGTTCCAGCGTTTTGATCGGAAACAGCGAAGTAAGTAACGTTGGCTGTATCGGTTCCTGCTCCGGTGAGAAGGAAGCCCAGATATTCGCTTGAAGCATTGACCCAAGTCGGAGCCCCACCAAATGGGTTTGCGTAGAAAGAAAACCCGTCGCCAGGGACGCTTGGATCCGTAAACGAAGTCCCGAAATGAACAGATGCCCCGCCGGATAAATCTTGGATGTCCAAGACCGTTTCGCCGAAGAGGTTCCGCATCGTGAGGTTCTGGAACTCTGACTGTCCTACATAATCGATCTTGATATATTCAGTGATCCCCGTCGCATCGAGCACTCTGAAGAGGTCATTATGATTTCCTGAAGCGTCAAGATGCTTGACGGTTAGGGCATGAAGAGAGGCGTCCAGGTTTTCAATAGAAAACCAGGAACTAAAGTTCGCGGTCCCGCTCGTGACGATTCCTGCGTCTGTCACTTTGAACTTGGTCTTATAGATGTTCGCGGTGCCTGCGTCGTTCACGCCGAGCATGGTGTCCGCTGCACCTAGAGCTGTGAGGCCCGTTCCGCCCAGAGAGACAGATAGGGGGAAGGCAACGCTGGAGCCGTAGAGATACATCTCTTTTCACCCTCCCCTTTCTGCTTTTACCTACTTAGCGGAAGTAGGTGATGTTTAGCTTCGCGCTCGCGGTGGATTCGATGAACTTAATCGCCGACATGCTCCCGCTGTATTCGAGAGTGGACCCTGCCGCGATCACCATGCCCACAGAAGCGGTGGGGTTCGTCCCGTCCGCTCTCCAACGCACCGACTGCGTCTCCGCTTGAATCCAGGCGAAGACCGTTCCCGTAGGAACGTTCGAAAGCCCGATCGCAGACGAGAGCGTCGTCATTTGCTGGTAGGTCAAGTCCCCAACGACAGGATTCGATAAATTGTTTTTATTTGGCATCTAATCTCCAATCACGCTGGCGGAAAGTTGCCTTTAATAATGTGGTTTTTGATCATATCCAGAGCCTTCAGGACGTCTTCCCTCGTCAAACTCGAAGCGAGGTCAAACGTAAATTCCATGCTATCAGTCGCAATCGCAGCTCCGACCGCTTCCGTGACTTTGAATTCTGTTTCGCCTTTGGATAGCCCGTATCGTCTCGTCGCCATAAATTTCCTTTCGTAAAAGATTAGGGGGCAGGATTCGCGCCCCGCCCCCTAAACCGTTCTAGATCACGTAACGAATTTTGAGCGAAATCGTACCGGCAGCATCGGACGCCGCAGTAAGAGTTAGCGCAACGTCGTAGATGAGGCGTGGGTCAGCCGAAAGGCCGAGACCCTGCCACACCATTTTTTCGACATCGTCCGGGTCAAACACAGTGGACTCGTGAGTGATGTCGGTCCCGTTCAGAGCGCCGGAACTGATGTTCACAGCACTTCCGAAGAAGTCGGCATCCACTACGGCCCCGCCGTCGGCAGTGGTCTTATAGAGACCAATGTCGGCGATCGTGGTCGTCCCGATATCGTCAGAGTACAAAAGAACCTGAGAGATACGGGCATTTGAAGGAACCGAAGCGATGATGTAGATCGAAGCGATCGAGTCACCGCTGACAGATTCCAGAGTTCCCACGACTTCGCGAAGAGTACCCCCCGCGACGTTTCCGTTGTTGAACACGATTGGGGACGTGTCCCGGTTCGTGATCGGACCTGATTTTCTAGTAACGACAGCCATTTCAATATCCTCCTTTTATTTCTATTAAGCGCATTTAATTTCAACGATTTTGCCTTCTTCAAGCCTCGTAGCACCGGCACTCATCTTCAGATATGCCTGCCATGGGAGAGAAGAAAGATCCTTACGCTGAGAGATATCGACTTCCATGTCGTTCCAAAGGCCGAGATACATCCCGGATTTTGCGAACACAGGGATACGGTCGTAGCTGGAAGTGTCAGCCGGAACGCGCTCACAGTGCAAGATGTTGATGCCGAGGAACTTCACGAGCTTCCCGTCGGCCATCACTGGACGATCGTTGAAGTCCGTCGAGATCACTTGTGCTTCAGCGAGGAGGTTGTCGTACTGCTTTGCCTTCACGATAGCGGTGATCGAATCACTGTCGATGTCCACTTCGTTCGACATAAGAACACGGCGAGCTTCGCGGAGTTTTGCGACAGTGAGCCCTACGTTTGCGGCAGCGCCAAAGTTCACAGCGACCTGTTGGCCGGATGGGAAAGTCGTGCTGGTAGCTCCCTGTTCACCCGTGTACGCAGTTCCGAAGAATGCGGCCAAGATGAGGTCGTCCATCTGACGGCCAGCCGCGTACATCGCGTTCTGAACGTACATGGATTCAGGGTCCGTCAGGAGACGGAGCTTATCGAAAGAATCGATGATTTGGTTGAGTTCGAAGTCCGAAGGACGAATCCAGCGCCTGTCAGTCGATGCATCAGTGCGTCCGATCGGCGAGTAACGGCTCGTTACAGGCTGCATGGAGATCGCGCCGAATTGGTCGATGACGGATGCTTGTTTCCCAACGTG